GGAATGTTCCGCTTGGCAGAGCGTTCTGAAGCGTGAACTTAACAGGTGAGTAACCTGATGTTGCGCCAACATCTGTTGTATTACCAAGACCTTCGATATCTACGGTCACTTCAACATAGTCAGCATTACGCTCAATCGCGCCGGTTACATAAGCACCCTTTGAGAGAGTGAACTGAACCTGAGTCGCGGTTGATCCGCTACCTGTTGAGAAGTTGAAGGTAAGAGCTGGCTGAGTATTGGTGATGTAACGGGTGAGTTCGGTGTCATCCTGCATAACGAAGGTGATCTTGCCCTTAGCGGTAAGAGAACCAAGGAATATCTGATATGGGTTCTGAGTGTTGCCCACACCAAAGATTGCCTCTGCCTTACGGGAGAGATCAAGAGTTCCGGTGCGAACATAAGCTACGGTTGATCCACCGATTGTTACAACACCAGTCCATACCTGAGTAGGGAGAACAGTTGAGAAAGATGGGGCAGGGGCGGTAGTTGTAGTTGAAGCCCAACCCATAGTCTTAACGGTGTATTCCAACATTCCGTCAGCGTTGAAAGTCAAACCGAAGTCTGTAATCTGAACACCCGGATATTGACGAGTATTGGCTGAGTAGAAGTCTGTGATGGTCAAAGACTTAGGCTGAGCATCGCCTGAACCTGCTACGGCGTTCTTGAGCGCGATAGCGTGAGTATAAGGAGCTGATGAACCTGTGGTGGTTACATCGCCAAGTACGCCAGCGATCCAGTAACCGACTGTATCTGCAAATACAGGGCCGCCAAAATCAACGGTGGTGTGCTTGCGACCTTGGACATAATTGTAGTTCTCGACCATTGAGCCGCGAAGCCCTGTGTCATAGAGAGGCGCAATTACATCAACTGGCTTAAATGAAGTCATAGCAACTGGCACGAAGTTTGTAGCCGTTACTGGTGTTCCTTTTGTCGTTTCTAGGGCAACGCCTAAATACGATTTAACGGATGGTTGTGCTAGTGCCATTTCACTCTCCTACTGTTGGTGTTGGGTCTGTTACGGGTGCTGGTGTTGCTTTTTCTGCTGAAACATTTGCCGCGCTGAAATCATCGGGTGCTTCAAAACTATCGCCGGGCTTAACTACGATTGAGAGTGATGGGAATACACGCTCATCTGTGCCGTTGTATGTGAACTTCATTTCTGCTCCTATGCGTTGATTACTTGGGTTACATCAAATCTCACAACTGCCCAAGTTTCGGTAGCAGTACCAGTACCGCTCATTGGTTCGCCGTAAGATGTGTTAATGACTGGTTCTGCCGCTTGCCATACGAGTACGCCCGACTTATCGCCAAACTGGTGATCTGAGCGAAGGCGGTTCTTGAGGTTGTCTATAACATTGTCAAAGTCAGCCATCGCATCCTCGGCGTTGTTCTCAACCGAATGGTGGAAGAGCTGAATGGCTATTGAGTAATCAACCTTCTTAATACCCGTAGCCGCACCTGCCGAGGTATAGCCACCCAAGCCAATACGGGTTTCTGTTTCGGACTCAATAAAGACTACGGCAGCGCAACGATTCTTCTGCGAAGGCAGGGCATTGACCTCAAAGTTAATACGCTTTGGGAATGAGGTAAAGACCTGATTGATGCCATCTACTTGCGGTGGAGCTATGAAGGTGGCAATAGTATCTCGGGCTTCTTTGCGACCTACTGCCATTATCTAACCCTACGGTAAGGCTGAAGCAAGTCTTTAGCGAGGAATATCTCATCGCTAAGTTTGTCTTTGCCGGGTGTGCCTGGGCCAGCGCTGGTGCTAATGCTCATAGTCATAGAGGAATCACCACGAACCTTGAGAAAGGCGGTAGCAACGAGGATAGCCGCCTCTTTAACGGCTGGCGGTAAGGCTGAGATCGAGATACCCGTTGCGTGTGAGTATCCAAGAGGATTCACAAGAGGAACGGTATTTGAGCCGAATGTGTAGGTACTAGCGACCATAACATTCTCACTATTGTAGCCATCGTAAATCTTCATCATCTGACCCGCGATAATGCCTGTTCCATCGGCTACGGTCAGGGTAGATTGCCCTGCGGTTGCGCTCGTAATAGTCGTATTGGCGTATCCGGCGATGTAGGTATATTTAATATAGGTCTCAACGCGTGGGCTAGTTGGGAAGCCAAACTGAAGCGCGCCTTGGGAAGAATAGGTAAGAGAGAGGTTTGCGTAAGGAACGATAATCTCTGAATCTTCAATCCACGCAATTGAGCAATCCGAGAGAGTCTGCAACTGGGTGGAAGGGTTGCCGTACTGCATAGAGAGTAGGGCGATAATAGGGTTGTAGCGTGGGTGCAAGCGGAATGTGCCGTCAGCCCCGATACGAGTTCTCTGTTGCTCTTGCTCGGTTGTAGCGGCTAGAACCTGATTGCAGTAGGTATCAATCCAAGAGGAAGCGCGGGCGATGACATTGTTTAGCTCGGCATCCTGAACATCGGGATCTTGCGAGTTGAATACTAGGTTAGAGATATCAATAGCCGTAGGAGCGTTCTTGAACTCATCTAGGGTCAGATAAGGGGTTGAGAACTGATGGGTAGTACCGGTGTATGCGTTACTCATTTATTTCCCCACACTTTCCGCATTTCTTGAAGAATGAACCGAAGCCACACGCGTTGCAGGTGTAGCCGACTTGCGAAGCGTTGGTAAGTACGCCAGCAGTACCGGCAACTCCCAAGCCTTCTTTTTTTAACTGACGAGCTAGTTTGGGATCGTTAATATTAAACAACCCATCCTTGCCAGCCTTTAATACTCTTGTGCCTTTAGAAGTTTCTACCGCGAGTTCCTTCATACCTTTTGGTGGGATCATCCGTGACATTTTGCCTCCTTAGTGAATAGGGCGGCTTTGACACCGCCCTACCCTTAATAAACTACGCTGAAACGATACCTGAAATTGCACCATTCCAAGCAGGTGCATAACAGAAGAATGTTCCGCGATAGTAAGTCGAGAACTCATAAGCGAACTGAGTTACAGGCCATTGGATACCCATGTAGTCCTGAACATTGACTGCCGCCCAAACATCAGAAACCTCTGTGTCAGGGATTGGAAGTGTGTAAGAAAGGACTGGTGATACACCCTGCTGAAGCCAAGGGTGAACTGTAATGTCCACTAGCTTGCCTGTTGTCTCGTTGTGCAATGCACCGATGACTGCGCCACCAACATAATCGCCTGTATCTGTCTGAGAGAGATTTAGACGGTAGTTAGCAGTTGAGCCATTCTTGATTGCATCTGAGAGCTGACGGCGATCTGCACCGTTGATAAGGATCTCATCTGGATCAGCCTTAACTGCATCGTAGAGTGTGCCGAATACGGTTTGGTATTCAACGCCCGGATTAGATGTAGAGAAGGTTGCATTGATCTCGTTTACTGCGCCTGAGTTTGCACCGAGGACAGTTGGGATGATTCCATCGTAACCTGTTGCGTAAGCAGAGGTATCGGCAGAGATTGTAGAAGCAAGAGTTCCTGTTGTATTGAATACAACATTGTCTCCGAGTGTTGGGCCACCAACGCCGTTGAGGTAACCTGTAAGACCTGAGATAGTACCGACATAGTGAGCGTTAGCCGCACCAGTTGTAGTACCAACATAAATCTTTGTACCGACTGCGCCGATAACATTGTTTACAACAATCTTAACAACCTGACCTGTGGTGATTGCCTGAGACTGAACTGTTGAAAGAACAGACTCACCAAAAGCACCAGCAGAAGAAGTTGCATAGACATAGTAGGTTGTGCCGTTTGTAAGGGCTACCTGTGAACCTGTTGCGGTTACTGCTGAAAGGGTAACTGTTGGAGCAGCGAGTGCGCCTGAGAAACCTGATGCAGTTCCGCGTGAATAGAGGAACATACGCTCTTCCATCAACATTGTTGCGTAGAGAGTAGATGTGCTTGAGAGCTGACGGAGATCCTGATATCCAAGACCTGAGAAGTTAGCATCGAAGCTAACTGAGTCAGATAGTGAGTATGAGTTGTAAGGGATCACTAGATCATCAGCAGTATAGGAAATCTTTGGGCCACGCTCGAAGTTGATTGAACCAAAAGCGGTGGTTGTTGTTTCGGTGATACCAGGCCAAATCTGTCCCTGTCCACCTGTTCCTGTACCGGTGTAACCAGTAATACGCTTTACGCGGTGTGAAGTACCGACACCCTTCTTACGAACAATCTTGTTGCGTAGAGGAGTTGGGCGTGGTGTAAGCAACTTTGCAGGTGCTTCGAGATCGAAGGCCGCGAAAGATGTGCTAAGTGGGCTTGTGAGCGAGATATCCTTGACGATATCTGCTGAAGCGGTGCGCTGAGCGGCGAGAGCCGCGTTGAGTGAACCAACTGCATCTGGTGAGAGAGACTTGTTAGCAACAAGAGCCTCAATCTGAGAAGCAGGATCTACTGATGGTGCTTGACCCGGAACGGTTGATGGGTTAGAGAAAGACTTGTTGAGTTCTCCAAGATACTGCTCCTGAAGTTCTGCGGCTTTCTTTGGCTTTACATCACCGAAGAGGTCAGTAGCTTTAGGCAACTGTGCCATAAAGGTATTTCCTTTCGTTAAGTGTGTTATTCGCTCACGCTATCGGTTTCAATGCCACCCTTAGCAGAGAACTCTGCGTAGAGCGCCATATAACCTTTAGCAAGAACGGGATCGGTTGTCGCTTGAGCCTTAGCCTTGTAGGTTGCGGCTTTAACGAGGTATTCATTTGATTGTGCGCCTGAGATAGTCGCGGCGCGCTTTGGCCCACCGGCAACTGTCTTAGTTAATGCCGTTGCTAGTTCGGTTTCAAGACTCATTGACTTCTTTACTGCGGCCTCTTTATCCGCCCGTAGAGAATCAATCTCTGCTCGTACCGATTCCATAGCACTCTTAACGGCTTTTTCGACAACGGCTTCGATACCGTCATCTTCTGAGGCAACTGGTGTCTCAGAAACTTCTTCTGTTGCTTCTGGAGCAACCTCAGCAACGACCTCTTCGGCTACTGCTGGAACTTCGTCAGCCTCGTCAGACTTAGGTGTCTGATCTGGGCTAACCATTTCGGCAACTGATACATCTGCGCGACCATGAGATTCGGCTGGCTTGTGGCAACCGCAATCTAGGCACTTGTCGGCAGTATCAGACTTCTCTGCCATCTTGTAAGAGCAACCCTTACACATCTTGTCATCGCAACCATCGCAATCCGAGCAACCGGCGCAATCGCAACCAGCGCAAGAATCTTCGTGATCGCAACCGCTCTTGGTAACTTCGGCTTCTGCGCCTAGCTCAATAGTGCTGAGTTCAGGGGCGGCAACTTCGCCTTCGGCAATCTCGCCTTCGTACCAATGGAAGAGGTGCTTAACCGCATCAAGGAGTTCCTCAATAGAATCCTTCTCGTTTGAGCCATCTGTAGCCATCTCTTTAGCCTCTACGATGATGAGGTTTGCGAGAGCGGTACGGGCGGCATCAAACGCATCCTTGTCGAACTTTACGGAGTCTGGTGTCAAAGACTTTGCCAATTCCGCGATTTGTTTGATTGTATCCATCTTTGACCCTTTCTTGGTCGCTTTAGCAATCTCTGTTGGCAGAGGTGCTTTGTATTCGTGCAGTTCTTCAACCTGCACCAATGATGATTCGCCTTCAACGCTCTTAGCCATAATCAACTTGGCGTTAGGGTTGGCGGGTCTGTCCACAAGGCTGATTTCTACAATCTGCCCATCAATGATTCGACCATTGACCGCCTTGTTATCGCGTACTACGCGAGGAGCGCGGATTCCTATTGAGAAGCCTTTAAGAACGCCTGTCTCGACTTTCTTAACGCTAACAGGATCAACGACAAGAGCAGTGATGTAATGACCATCGTTTTTAACTTCATATTCCTTAGCAACTCCCGCCGCGATATTTGAGTGTTGTTCGCGGATATTTCCGCCCGACTTAAACCATTGAGGCATAGCGGTATCTAGCCATGTTGCATCGCAGATTTGGCTATCAGAGTCAATAGAATCATCTGTTGCTTTGCCATAGACGGTCATAGTTCCGTCAGCGTGCTTGTCTGCCTTGATTAAAGGCGCATACGCGTTAGTGAAGTCCATTGCCATTGATTATCTCCTTATGCCGATACTGTTACTACAACAAGTCCAGCGCCAGTTCCGGCTGCTGAGATTGCATAAATCTGATCGTTGCTATTGCACCAAAGTTGGAGAGCTGATCCTGCGGCTACCTTATGACCTTGTGTAGCGCCTGATGTTGTGATTCCGCTGCTTCCGACCCAGATAGCAGCAGTATCCAAGTTATCAATATAAACTGGAATGTTCTGACGGTTACCTGTTGGTACTGTGCAAATAAGAGTTGCAGTAGTTGCAACTGTGCTATTTGTGGTTCTAAGTGCCATTATTTCTCCTTATTGTCTTTGGCTAACCAAACTGGTGCTTCTGTATATCCGAGCATCCACATAGCCATAAGGCGGTGGTGTCCGTCAATGATGATTTGCTGACCGTCTCTCTCAACAACAAGGGCAAAACTTCTGTAAGGTGTAATGGCTTGACCCATCGCCTCAATGTGTTTCTTGAGTTTCTTACGGAATAAATAATCGTCTGTTGCGGTGAGATTATCAAATTGAACTAATGCCATCTCAGCCGTATCCCATACATTCGGATTGACGGTGATTGGTTCAATAGTTTTCCAAGGCGATTCAACTAACTTATCCATATCCTTACCTTCTTGCGCTTCAGGTGGGTTAGGAAGAATCTTTAAGCGAGATAGTGCGCGCTCTACTTCAAACTTGCTAGGTACTGACTTAGTAATCTCTGCGCTCGCTGAGAGTGAGAGGCTATCTACTATGTATGGAGCTATATCGCACATACAGTTTGGGTGAACCGGCGCATCTCCATTAGGCCAATCTTCGTCAATGGAGATAGGGGAAGCATCTAGGTTCTCTTGGCACTCAGGGCAAGGATCGGCTACTAGCCACTCAACCATCTCAACGCCTGAATCTTGGTACTGGGCAAGTTCGGCTTGAACTACGGCGCGACTCATCTCGGTCTGCGCGATCATCAAGGCTTGGGCAGGATCATTAACTACCTGATCCACCATAATCGAAACCTGCTTAGGCGTTACGCCTTGGGCTAGGGCATCGGAGAGGATTGTGCCGATACGGTCTAACTTCGTATTAGATACGCCGTCAATTGTAATCTGAGCCTTGTCTAGAAGGGTCTGTAAACCGCCTTTAGGCGATAGTAGGGCTGATGCCGCCTGATTACCCGGTGTCCAAGTATCCCAGTTCACTACACCGACTGCAGGGGCATCTATGGCCTTATTACGGGTTAGGTGAGCTAGGGTATAGCGAGCGGCGAGATCGCCCGTTACCCAACCTTCTGCGTAGAGGCGGCGTAAAACATTTACCAAAGGCTTCTTATCTACGATTATATGAATCTGCGCCCAGTCACGCGCCATCTGTGGGGTTACTTCCCCGCCAGCAGGGTGAGTCTCTGCAAAGGATTGCGCTATCGCTTCTGAGTCAATCGCTACGGCAAATGCGGCGCGAATCTTGTCAGCGTTCTTAGCGGCAATTCTTACGATTGCGCCTTTCGCCGGGGATTTCATTACAACCCCAAATAGCGTTCAGCGTACCAACGAGCGCCGTCTAAGTCTTTAGCCTCTACGAACTTATTGAGAACCTCTGCGTAGGTAGATTCTAGGTGTTCAAAGTTGAATGACTTTGATGTATTGCCCTTGCGTACCCAACGGATGAACTTCTTGACTTCAGCCTTCTTAGGCTCTTCAGCAACAGGCTCGACAGGTGCTTCGGTCTGCGTGCCGTTCTCATCCATAGGAGTTCCTGCGGCAACCATTCCATCAGGGCCAAATAGGAATACTGATTGACCAGCAACTAGGAAAGGCATATCGGCTTCTGCCGTATCAATGAGAGGAAGTCCGAGATCGGCGCGACCTTCGTTTACGGTCATACCGGCAGAACGCTTGCGGATATCATCGCGCTTAGCGGCCTCTTCGGTGTTAGCGCGCTCAGAAGGTGCTAGTCGGAACTCTAGCTCGCGTGGCATACCGAGCCAGCGATAGGAGAGGTTAGAAATCTGTTGGGAAAGCCAACGAGCAGTTGGGATAGTGCCGATTTGCTCAGCCGCTTCTGCCTCGCCCGCCTGATGACCTGAGCCACCAAGACCGCCCTTAGCAGAGAATCCAATTTCGGTAGGAAGAACGCCAAAGTGACCTGTGATAGAAGTGATGAGGTAATCGTCTAGGCGATCAGAGAACTTCTCTTGGTAGCCTTCTTCAAACTTGAGAGTAGCGCCCGGCAAGAGGAAGCGCATACGGTTGCGTTGTTCTGTCTGCCCCGCTAGATCATCGTTGAAGATATTTTCATAGGCGCGAATCTGCTCAGGGGTGAGGTTGGCTGACTCGGGTAGCTCTAGGAAGGTCTTAGGCATAACGCCATCGGTGAACTCGGCGCGTAGCCATTGCTGACGGCGTAGGTAGATATCTGCCATAGGTAGAGCGCGTTCGGTTGGGGAATATCCATAAACTGTATTGGCGCGGCGATTGCGTACTAGGTAGGCAAGTTCATCGCTAGAGAACTCTCCATCGGCGGCCTCGTCATCAATCGTTGCTGAGAACTCAGAGCGTGGGAAGCCGTAAAGAATCTGTTGGAAAGCCGGGCCGACTTCAGGATCAGGGCGCATACCGCGATCATCAATGAGTGGCTTGATTGTCGAGCCGTCTAGAATTTGGAATCCGCGAATATCCCCGCCTACTGTGGCTTGAGGCCAAATAGCGAGCGCATCAAGAACATCCATCTCTTCAATAGCCATTGAGAGCCAATCGGTGAAACCAAGGCCGTTAGCAGGGTCGGGAGTCTCCCAAAACTTACGCATACGNGCGATCTCGGGCGCGAATTTAACGCGGGCATCTGCCATAGCTCGTAGGTGGTTACCACCCGACTCGGCGCTAATGCGCTCAGAAGCGGCATCGGTGAGAACGATATCCCACTCTAGCCCCGTAAGCTTGGCCTTCCTTACCTCAATGCAACGGCGCAGGATGTCAATTTGATCTGCGGCGGCTCGTAGTGTCTTGAATGGCACTAGGCGGTTTTCGCTGACATTGATGTTCTGTGCTACCAAATACTCATAACGGCGTGGATCAGGTCTGCCAGTATTAGGGTTAAGCGGGTTGAGAGCGCCAGGGATTAAAGGCAAGCCCGGCGCGAAAGGTACATTGGCTAGAACTGGGTTACGAGGCATTGGCGTTGATGTGCCGTACCCGTACTGAGTCTGAGCAATACCGCCAGCCGAACGCATCTGCGCCTCGGTCATAGTATTTGCGCCAGCAAAGAGCTTAGGAGACTTCTCTAGTTGGTCTGCTACTGCTTTGGCAAAGCGATCAAATATGCCCACATTGTCTCCTTATTAGCGAACCCAACACATACCTACATCGGCAGTTGGTCTTAGTTCATTTCTTTTCCAGCCATCAGTTTCCCAAGCCTTAGCGTGTGCATTTCGCCAAGCCCATAAATCCTGATCTATGTCGTACCACTTATCAGGTTGATCTAAGTGGGGTTCTATAAACTGCGGTGCTACTTCTGTATAGCCAAGAGCGCGTAGATAGTCTAACTGTTTTTGGTGTTCGTCTAGCGTTTCCTGAGTCCACTCAAAAGTAAGCATTCCCATTTTGCGGGTCATGCCGTTAAATACCGACCACTCAGCGCCTTCAACATCTATCTTGATGAGATCAGGCTCGCCATAAATCTTAGCCAGGGTATCTATCGTGATCGTATTAGCGTAGGTAGTCCAAAAGTGTTTGCCGGCATAGGGCATTGTATCTGAGGTAAGCCACTCTTTATTGAGAGTGCTTAGTCCATCCTCTGCGGCCTCGTAGAACTCCACGCGCTCGTTATCTTTATCAGATACGGCGAATTTAAGTGGGGTTACGCGAGGTTCGTAGATAAAGTTCTTGACGAGATCGGCAAATACCCGCGAAGGTTCTAGGGCTATTACATCGTAGCCGAGAGCGAGCGCAACAACCGTAGCATCACCACGATTAGCGCCTATATCAAAGAATAATGGCAAGATTCGCCTCTATTGCTTTGCGGTACTCATCGCTGATATCTAGCATGAGTAGCTCGTTAAAGGTATCAATGGACTCTTGCTTGCGACCTAGCCACCAGCCTGCAACGGCTTCTTCAAACTCTAGGCCGTAATCTACATAGCCAACATCTGCCGGTAACGGGCTAAAGCCTAAATCGTCACCTGAGCAACGCTGACCAATACGGGCATATACATACGCCTTGCGCCAGTTGCCTTGGCGTTCGTGGAACTGCGACAAGAGGAAGAACGCTTCGGGGCGATCAGGGTCATAACCGATTGCTTGCATGAGGCAAGTTTCAACAGTTGTGAGGCGGTCATTCTGATCGTTAAAGCACTTGGCGAGTTTGATAAGCGAGGTATAGACATACACATCGCCGTACTCTTTGCCGTATTCGGCTGATCGAAGATAGAAGGAAACTGCGCTCGCTATCTGATCTGCCTTCTCATATTCAACGGCAACCTCAAAGTTTAACTCTGGGTTAAAAGGGTCTTTAGATAGGGCATAGATAAGTTCATCAAGCATCAAGCGCCTCCGCTATTAGATCCTCAATAATAGCCTTTGGTGTGCGTAACACAAATGCGGCATTATCGGCTACTGCAAAACTTACAAGCAGATCACCCTGGTATTCGGCAATCCCTACGCAGAACTCAATCCTGAAATCTAAGAACGAGAACTCTTTAGATAGTCCGACAAGGTTTAACTGATCGTCATATACGCAAAGCCTGTGCCGGTATATGCCGTCTTTCTGAGTGAGGTAGTTCTTGAAGAGATCAACCTCATGGGTTATTGCGATATAGCAGTTACCCCACTTTATGAGCTGAGAGCCACCGCGCTGATCTTTAG